AAGCCATGGCTCCAGTGGGCGCGACTGATCCCACATATGCCACTTCTGGGCTATATGAGATTTTACTACCTGCTCAACATCCTCAAAGTCAAACCATTTTATAGCATCTAAACGCCATCTTGACTTTTGCTTCTTAACTGCACGATCTATGAGGTCTTGATAGTCTTCATATCTTTTCTTTTTTGACATTAAGGCTTAGAAGTGAATTCATCAAAATCGTATGATCCCTTCCCCTTATAATCTGGTGGAGTGTTCTGCCCCGCCAAAGAACCAATAGTAAAAGTTTTAGGCTTTTCGATTTCTACATCTAGCCTCCGCAGCTGCGGTACGAACTCAGCATCAGTTTCGTCATCCGAAACTAAAGACGCTTTAGTCTGACTGGGAGCTTGCTCCACAGCCGCTTGAGATTGTTGCTGACCTCCAAAACTTGTCCCGCATTTAGAACAAAAATTAGGTTTAGCAAAATTATATTCAATCTTAACCCCACAATTATAACAAAAAATGTGACTCATCTTACAATTATATCAAAATTAGTAAGTAATTACACTAATTTCCACTTTCTAGCTTCTTAATAATGAATTTTAATATTTTACTGCGCACAATATCGCTCTCATTGAACGAAAATGTGTGAATTCCCATTTCTTTTGAATCATCATCATCGAATTTGTCGAACATTGGCTTAAATCCACTTTTTCCATTGATATCACTTTGAAAAAAATCGCCTCCGATAATAATTTTACTGTTTTCTCCTATACGAGTGATCAAGGTAGTCAGTTCTTTTAGTGTGAAATTCTGAGCTTCATCAGCAAACACCAGTTTATTCTGCCAACTCGCCCCACGAAGAAAGTTTATTGGGACCGCAGACACTTTTTCTTGCTGTTTTAGGTAAGTGGCATCTCCGGGAGCGACAATTTCTTCCATTTTGTCATAAAGTGGACCCAAAAACGGGTCAAACTTCTCTGTGATGTCTCCGGGTAAGCTCCCCAACCCCCTATCTGCACTTTCTGCAATACTTCGTACATACAAAATATCTTTAGAGAAGTCCTCCTCCATTAATTTTAGCATTCCATACAAAGACATGTAAGTCTTTGAGCTTCCCGCAGGGCCAGAAACAAAAATAATCTTTGTATCCTCTTTTAGTATAAGATCTAAAAACCTTTTTTGTTTGGGGCTGAATCTAAAATTCTTTTTATTAAACTTTATTGATCTCTCAAAATCCGCTGACAATCGAAACGGAACCTCCTTTTGCGTAGCAACCTTTTTTCGGGCCATATGTATCTTATATATACACCTATTATTACAAAATCACTTCCTTTATTGTTGCTTTCGTCACTAGTGTCCCGCCTCCATCCATAGAGTAACCTTCCGATACCACATGCGCCCCAGCATTCACTATTAAATCAAAATCAGTACTATCATAACTCACCCCAACACTAGAAGAGTCTTGCAATGCAACCCCAAATATACTGGTTAATTTACTACCGCTAAAATCAATCAACTCATTCAACCCTGTAGACTGCACATTCATCTCCACTTCTACCCCATCCACTAAATGACTAGTCGCTTGCTGCGAACCCAACGTATAAACGGGGGTTCTGGAGTATGTTTTATTATATGTTAAATTATCAATTATATTCGCGGCCACAACACTACCAGCATTAGTCAAGGTGCAATCGTGACCATAGATTATATTTTGGGTATCTAAATCATCATTTACTGAACTATCATCTATCCCAGCTAAAGCTGTAGTACTAGGACTATAACAACTAAACGAAGCGCTTCCAACCACAGGCTCAAAAGGTTTAACCGTCAAACTAAAATCATCAATAAAACAACCACTATATTCATTACCCCCAACATCTAAAATCATCCCACTAGCTCCAGTACCATGATAGTTATCAAACAAATGATACAACCCCTCATAACTACCAGCATCACTCCTCAATAAAAAATCCACCGTTATCTTACAATCAACATCACCATTAAACCGCAACTGATCATCAGCGTCGATATTCGCGGCCAATTGTCTTTTTACTTCATTTTTAGTGGAAAAATCTACACCCACTCTTGTTCCCAAGATTGGACTACCTGCATCCACCTTCACCACCATATTCCGATATGTCATACTCTATGTTACACTTTTCTATATTATATTCGCGGCTTATTAGTTTTATTTTTTTATTATTGGTTTTTGATGGAGATTCAGTTCCACCAAAATTACCCCGCCATTTTTTCCCAACCAACGCACAACTATGATAATTTTATTGTTTAGTTTTTGAAGAAAGACTCCCCCCGCCGCTTTGCGCGGTATCGTGTCAAGTGTTTTTTAAATTAATCGGGGGGGTGTATGACAACTCAAAAATAATACCAAAAAAAGCTTTTTTAAAATCACTTTTTAATCTATACTACTCACATGAAAGCAACCAAGACAAGCAGCCACTACAAGAGACTTCAAGCCGCAAGAGCCAGTCAAGCCAAGTGGAACGACGAGTGCCAAGAGAAGCGCGAGGCAAACCCTATCGACTGGACAGCCACCGCAGAAGCTGGCAAGGTAGTCTTTAAAAAATCAAAATAAATCTTTACAACTAACCCCAAAACACTAAGCTAACACCATGAACTTCAAAAACCAGACCCTCATCAACAAGGCCATCATCATCATCACTTTTCCTTTTGCTATCGGCATTCACTTGGGCGAGTGGCTTAGGGAGCGCAAGCTCAAGCGCATGATCAACAAATGGCTTCCCGCTGCCATCAAGAAGCCTAACGGCCATGAAGCTAAAATGGTCGAGAAGTGGAGTAAAGAACTTCGCTTCGTCTATGGAAAATAAATCTTGACCTAAACCGAAATCTAGACCAAAATACTCTCGCTATGAAAAACAACACTACCAACACTACCAACAAAAACATCTCCCGCAAATTCGACAGTTCTTTCTACTGCCTTCCAGAGGAAGAGCTTCGTCGCAAGGTCACAAATCGTGTCGTGACTTACTACAACGAAAACCCTTCATCCGTCAAAAAAGATGGCGTGAGAAATCTCGTCATCAAAAAAATTGATCGGATCGGTTTCGCAGAAAGCAGCGGGTACCGCTACATTCAAGGCGAGGTTCAAGATCTCGACGATGGCGGCGCAGTCAAGTTCCGCACCTTGCACGTTGCGGGAATCACCAAAGTAAAAGGGAAAATTTCAACTGCTATCAACTTGGCAAAATCTGTTTTCTAGTGTGTGTCTAGTGTGTGTGGCCCGTCGGTCTCCTCGGAGACTGGCGGGTTTTCTCTTGCTCCAGTCTACTTGGGTTCAGGGTGTCACCTCATTTTCTGACAGAATCGCGATAATGTCAAGCCTTTCACCATAAAAAAACAATAAAAAATAAAAACGCTGTAACTCACTGAACGACAACGAGTTACGGGCCTCGGCCCCCCGCGCCGCCGTAACTCATTGAGTATCAACGACTTACAAAGAATTTTTCTTTATAGTAAACAAGAGGAGAGTCAAGCCTTTTTCTAAGAAAAAAAAAGAAAAAAAGATGCAGAAAAAGCTTTTCTTTTTTAAGGCTTTCCTTTATACTACGCCCATGCCCAACACAGATAAGATCCAAAACATTATCCTCGACTACTGCGAGGGGATTGAGCATCTAGAGTTCAGTAAGTCTGATCTTCCTGAAATGATTGAGAAGATTAAGGCAGCAATTCTTAACGAGCTCGACGATGCAGAACATCTTGACGATGCTCGTAGTTACGTCAAAGAATACCTTTAGGAACTCAAATATAATTATAGAGGGTCGAGTGCTTTCTCAGACATCATAAGTCCCAAGTTCTGCTTGGGTGAACTTGCCGCATGAGTGAAGTTGGGTTAGTCACCAATGTGATCATGTTAACTACGGATGACTTCCGTTGGGTGGGTAGAAAGATTCCCACTGGTGTCTGAGAGAGCATTAGGAACTCCGATATAATTAAAAAAAGATGCAAAAAAAACTTGTTCTACTCAAGAAATTCCAGTAAAATCCCTTCATGTCCAAAAACTACACAGTCACACGACAGGGCCTCTCTAAGGTCTATGAAAACGAGAATATTCGCCTCGCGGTCTACCCAAAGCAGCAGCAATGCTTTGAGCCAATCGCAACGGTCAAAGTTGCGCCGTACTTCTGGTCTTCCGCTAATATCTCCCGCGCTGATGCGGCGCGTATGATTCAAAAAATCCGAGAAGCTTCAAGGTCATGAAAACTTTCATTCTTACTCTAGCAGCAATCTTCACGCTCTTGGTATTCTTTGGATGTCAAGGGCAAACCGCCTTCATCATCACTCACAATGTGGCAGACCGCCCCCTTCTGGTCTTTCCATTAGTGAAACATCATAATTGGGACAAGGAACTAGAGAAGGGTCTCGTTCACTTCGAAGGCTTCAAACCTCGCCCGTACTACTGTTGCGCAGGAGTCCGCACAATAGGCTACGGATGCACTGACAAAAGCGCACTCCGAAAAGGTTGGATAAGTGAGAAGGAAGCAAGATCCTTACTCTTGAAGGAAGTCAATAAGGTTAAAGGTAAAGTGCGCGAGGAAGTTCAAGTGAAGCTTTCAGATAATCAACTAAATGCTTTGACTTCTTTCGCCTTCAATTGCGGCATGACAAATCTCAGGAAGCTTGTGAATGGAAAAGATCGCCTAAACTCTGGCAACTATAAAAGCGTTGAAAAAATCTTGCCTTTATACAGGAGGGCTGCGGGAAAGGTACGTAAAGGGTTAGAGCGGCGAAGAGCTTGGGAGCTTGCGCTTTGGAAAGGGAAATTTAAAACAAAAAAAAAATAAAGAATTATCTTGACAAAAAAAACCTCGTAAGTCGTTGAGTATAAGTGAGTTACGGCTCGCGGCGGGGCGGTTCGCCGTAACTCGTTGAGTATCAATGACTTACAGCGTTTTTCTTACTTTGTAAGTGACTGAACCTCAAGAGGTTATGAACAGAAGCTTGTCAAGCCTTTATTTGGCTTATTTGTGTTTAATGCGGTTATTTGTGGTTTTTTATTTGACCTGCATTCTTTTGATGCGACAATCTTATTTGATATGAAAAATCAAGATCGAGTATTCTTCGAAAATGTCGTGTTCACCCTTATGGTTCTCGGTAGCGCTCTTTTGATGGGCGCGGTAATCTTCAAAATATTTTCATTTTTGTTCAATTAGTTGTTGCCTAAAGTGTTTTTTTAGATCATACTCCTGCCGTTATGCTTATCTACGCAAAAAACAAAATTGACGCTGAAGCCCTGACTGGAGTTCAAACCCCTGAAGCTACCAGTAGCCACACTCCAATCCCACACCGCCAACTGGTGGACATGACCCGCGAGGCCATTAACCGCGCTGGTTTCGAAGTGACCGAAGAGGAACACGCCCTTGCGCGTGGTGGTCTGCGGTACTTTGGAGGGTTCGCCCTTAAAGGTCAAGATATCACTGGAGAGGATCGCAAGATCGTCTTGGGTCTTCGCAATGCTCATGACAAGTCCTTTGCGGCTTCCATCGCGGCTGGCAATCAAATGATGGTCTGTGAGAATCTTTGCTTCTCTTCGGATGTCAAATTGGCTCGTCGCCACACTACTCACATTCTGTCTGACCTGCCTCGCGTCCTTTCCTCTGCCGTGGCTAAGGTCAAGGACCACTGGGCTGATATGTCCAAAAGGATTGAGTCGTACCAGCAGACCGAAGTCGAGTCGGCTTCCGACTTGATTGTTCAGCTTGTGGATGCCAAGGCTTTCCCTGCCCGTGACATTTACAAGGCCGTTGAGGAATTCCGCAACCCTCGCCATGAGGAGTTCAAGGGCGGTTCACTCTGGACTCTCTACAATTCCATCACCGAGAATCTGAAAGGTAGCGACCTTTCCAAGCTCTCCGACCGCACGATGCGGATGCAATCCATCTTTGACAAGGTGGCGCAACCCATTATCACCGAGGAGGACAAGGCTCTCGCCCTCCCCGCCTAACAAGGCAACCTCACCTCAAGCCGCCCCTACGGGGGCGGTTTTTTTTGCTTGACACAAAAAGCTTCGTAAGTCGTTGAGTATCAATGAGTTACGGGCCTCGGCCCCCCGCGCCGCCGTAACTCCCTATCAATCAGTGAGTTACAACGATTTTTCCCATATCAAAAAATGCTAGGCTGTCAACCCTAAATTTAAAATAATTAAAAATCAAAAAAAAAGCTTGGCGCGGGTTCATTTTTGTGAAGAATAGACAGCGTTATGGGACTAGACCAATACGCAGAACGAAGGGACTCTAATGGTGAGTCGTGTGAAATTTCCTACTGGCGCAAACATAATGCTTTGCAAGGTTGGATGGAAAGTCTTTGGAATATCAAGACGGGCAAACCCGCCAATGATCTCAACTGCAACGAAGTTGAGCTGACTACCGAGGATCTGAAGCAGTTGAAAAAATGCATTGTCAATGAGACACTGCCCAAAACTCAAGGATTCTTCTTTGGCAGTGATACAAGCCAAGATAAAACAAGAAAAGAAAAGGATCTCCAGTTTATCTCCGAAGCGATGGATGCAATCAATGAGGGAGATAAAGTTTTTTATTCTTGCTGGTGGTAAATTTTTAATCAATAGCAAATCTATCATGAAATTACTCAATTCTGGTAATAGCAAGACTATCAAGGGATTAGCTCATGGCTATGTCACTTATGGTATCCATCTCGCACCTTCAAAGCTTTCTGGCTTCAACACTTGCCACTGGGCAAGTAAAGGTTGCTCTATGGCTTGCCTTAATACGGCGGGACGTGGAATCATGAAGAACGTACAAAAGGCGCGAATCAATAAAACCAAATTCTTGTTTCAACACCGCGAGACTTTTATGGCTCAACTTCACAAAGAACTTACTGCTGGAGTAAAGAAAGCTTACAAGTATGATAAAACGCCTTGTGTGCGCTTGAACTTAACTTCTGATATTCCTTGGGAAACAAAACCTTTCTTTTTTGAGGGCAAGAGCATTTTTGATCACTTCCCTGATGTGACCTTTTATGATTATACTAAAGGTAGCTATAGGATGCGCAAATTCATTGACGGTAAAATGCCAAAAAATTACTCCCTAACCTTTTCCCGCTCTGAAGAAACGGAGCTTGAGGAAATCAAGGAACTTGTAAGCAAAGTCCAGAACGTGGCAGTTGTTTTTCGTGACAAGCTTCCCAAAACTTGGGAGGGAATGCAAGTTGTCGATGGAGACGACACGGATCTTCGTTTTCTTGATCCTAAAGGCGTGATCGTTGGCCTTGTCGAAAAAGGCCTTGCTAAAAAAGACGAAACAGGTTTTGTAGTTGAACCAAAATGATAAAAAAACTCCTTGAACTTGGGTTGTCTTTTTGGATAACCTTCCTAGCAGCAATAATCCTACTACTGAAAAAAAATGACTAAAAAATACACAATGCCTTTCATTCATATGAATGGATCAGGCGAAGACAGGCTACGCGAAGAATACAACGAATTGTTTGAAGCTGTAAGCGAAGCGCAAATCAAACTCCTTTATGATACAACTTTCCATCAAAGAGACTACTACCCTCACGGAGACGGGGCTTGGGATAAAGCTCTTTCAGAAAGGGAAGAGGTTAAGGAGGCAATGAATACGGTCTATCAATATGCTAGGCAGCATATGCGCTTTATCGAATGTGGAAAGGAACAACTAAATGACTAAAAACAAAACACCCAAAATAATCCTCAGGGATTCAAACAAACACAAACGCCCTTGGTTTACCTTTGTCAAAGAAAATGGCGATGATTACCGCTTCACTTGGTATAAAGAAGGCACAGAAACAAGCATCAAAACATCTTTGCATGGAGCAATTGAACTTGGCAGGGAGTTTGTCTCTAATAACTATAAATGGAAATAAAAACAATGAAAACTTACGACAATTCAGATTGGAAGGCAGTGGCAAATGGCGGTACTGTAAAAATAGCAACACAAAAAACTTTCAGGGTTTATGACGCTATACCTCGCGGTACTTCTGAGCAGATAAGCAAGGCTTGCGATGCTTTCTTCGAAAGAAAGGGCATTGTTTATGGGGAATCTTGGTTTCACCAAAGGAAACAAGAAGGTAGAGGAATACAAGCAAAAAAATGAATAAAATAAAAGAAGAGGCTAGCCCTGAGCAGGTTGCATTTGAATCTTCATTAGATTCCATGATGGAAGAGTTCGAGGCGGTCTTCCCCCTAGATGATAATGAGGGTTGGTTTAAACTTATGTACGCCATCTGGAATAATCACGTTCAAGCTGAATTGACGGAAAAATATAGCAATCTATGAGAACAAAACCAAAATAGTTACGTGTGATTCCTGCCTAAATAAACCCTGTAACTCGTTGAATATCAGCGAGTTACGGCGACCGCGCCCCCCGTTCCGCGTAACTCCTTACTAATCAATGACTTAGAGTGATTTTCCCTATACTATACTCTCCTCATATGTCGAATAAAAAATAATTTAAATTGGGGCTTGTTTTAAATGCCTTTTTGTTTTATTATTCCCCCATGGCTACCTATACACACTATGTCGTTCGCTCTGTTAAAAATGCTTGCCCTTTTGGGGTTGGGCTTCTCAATCAGGGTTTTGGTTCCACTCCCAAGGAAGCTTGGGTGGATGCAGTT